AATACGGCCTTCTTTACTAAAGTCCCAGTCGTTAAATCTCTTACGCACTTCATCTGCATTAAACCAATCAACAGAAACTTTTGATGGTGTTTGGCCAAGTCCACTTTCCAGATTCATCATCTTATATGGATTTACTTTAAAAATATCACCATTATACTCAAGATATGTTTTGAGCTTTTCTGCGAGGTAAGTTTTACCTGAACCAGGTAATCCCATAATTAGAATTTTTTTCATAATATAAATTAAATTTTTATTCAGTATTGTCGGCTGCTGGCCAGATATTCTCAGCAAGTTTTGCTTCGCCTGTGGCAATTGCTGCAATAAGGTCGGCAATGTCTTCACCTGAATTAACAATCTCAGTATCTGCAACAACCAATTTTAGATGTTCAACATTTCGGCCGATGTTGCCTTTATGGTTTTCATTTGGTAATGCACCAGCAGTTAGTTTTTCAATTTCATCTGTGATGACCCAAACGCTGTCTCTAGCTGATTTAATGGTGCCTTGAATTTGTACAAGTGTTTTTGGTGTATTTTCCATTTTATTGTCCTATAAGTTTTGTGTTATCTTCATTTGAGAGAGGGGTTTCATTTGGTGTAGAATCTTCTACTTCTTCAGTGTAATCTTCGTTTACATTTCTCCAAAATTCAGTTCCTTGACATTTTTCAAGTATAGACTTCGGCAATACTTCTTTTGGGTCCTTAGAAATCTTTTCTAAATTATTCCGAACATCATGCATATCTGAAAGACCATATACGGCCGCATCATTTTCTTTATGTATATTTTCTATCTTTGAAAAATCATGTTCAAAATATTCTTCATCTAAAAATTCATAAATTTTACGCATCGTTTCTTTAGGTTCATTCATTAAATCATCATACTCAATAAAATGAAGTTGTTTTTGTTTGCCGTCCATCATAGCTTGTTGAATACCGCCATAACTTTGACCAATAATTCCATTAGGCCCCGATAGAAGTTGGCATCTATTTTCATCATTCAGTGGTATATTATTTTTAATCAACATCTCATCAATGAAATTAATTTTACCATTTATCTCAAATGGATTTCTACGATGCATAGTAATAAATGAAGACAGAATTTCATCCATGTTTCTTACTGGGCAAAGAATTTTTGCTTCAACTCCAAAATAACCTGGAATATAATGTATACGATTTACCCATGAACGATTTTTGTCAATGATAACCGGTTTATCAACATCAGAATAATAATTTTCAATAACACTACTAAGTATTTTTCCTGCTTGTTCAGCTTTTGGAAAAGCCAAAAATAATTCATCATTGGAGATTGCATTCTCCAGAGTGAGCATAATAGCTACAACAGGAGAACTGGGTCCGGAATACATTCTAGGATTCTGGTTTAAAATTGAAGATAGCAGAGTGCTTCCAGACCGAGGTAAACCCGACATGAAGTAATATTTTTTTATGGAAGCTTTCATCATTTCTTCACGAATAATTTCTTTAATCATTTCTTTCATTTCACGTCTCCTTCATTGTTTATCAATAGATTCTATGATTTTATTTATATCGTATAATTTTACATCATCTGCGAACGGATACTCAACCTCATTCCCATTAAAGTCAAAATCAAACAGATAACTGCCTGGAAGTTTAAAATCATATGGTATATCAGTGCATATATTATCATGTAATTCATAACCAAAAACTTTTGGACTTGTTCCATTCCATAACACAGTTGATTTCCGTTTCATTGCAGCCGCGGCATGTTGCATACAGGAGTCAATTAATACTCTTTTTTTACTGTGAAGAAAAATACTAAACAATTCCATTAGTGATAATGACTGTTCTGGTGTAGCAAATACATGCTCAACATTCTTTAACTTAGGAGAATTTATTTTGGTGATTTGAAAAATGTGATAGTCTTTTTTGTAGTGTTCAACTAATTCTTGAGCAATGTCAGTAGGCATATCTCTTGTCCAAGCATATGGTTTAGCATCAGTTGTCATCATGCCACCATTTGTGTGTAGAACCATTATTGGTTTTTTTCTACCCCAAACAGTTTTAGAAACATCAAATTGTAGTTTATTGAATTTCAATTCGGGCGTTTCATCGTTGTACTTTAGATTATATAAATCACACCAATTTTCAATGAGTTTTTTTCTTTTGTGAATGTGATTTGTTGTGTAGTAAGGCTCATGGTGAAAAATTATAGAATCTTTATCTTGAATGTATTCTTGGTAAAAATAACTCGTATTACCTATATTAAAAACACGGTCAACAAAAGATAAATTTATGAAAATGTCCGAATAAGCACAAACAACAATTAGTTTTCTATCTGGATGATTGTTCTTAATTGCTTTTGCAACTGCTGTTGCTGCAATATGTTTACCGATGCCACCTTGTATGTGAAAAATACTATACTTCATAATTTGTTTCATGTTAATTCTCAACTGGATTATTTATTCGTTTCAATACTGTCAATCCGTTATTGTTTGTTTTGTGTATATGAAAAGTCCAGTGTGGATTAATTATCATAAACTCTATAATTGCCGGTAGTAATCCTTTATTATCGATATCTACTTCTAATCTATGGACAAAATTGATTGTATTAGCTTCGTTGTATAAGGCACCTGATGTTCCATAAGTATGTGTGTCGTGAAAAATTAAATATTTTTTGGCTTTATTTCCATGGAGCGCAAGTTCTTGTTTCAGTTGTTCGTATACATGAAACGTATCAATAAACAACAAATCTACTTCTGGTATTTCAATTTTTAAAACATCACGAATAATGTATTCTGCTTTTTTGCCTTGTTCTTTGGCTAGTGTAAAAAGTTTTTGGACCTCATTATTTTTTACAACATCAAATGATGTAAGTGAAACATCGGTGTTCAAAAATGCCCTGGTGCTGACGCCATCTCTTACACCAAACTCAATCACTGTCTTACAATCTTTGGACAGGTCGTACAGTATGTGTAAGTGTTCATTTATATCACCTGGAGTTTGTTTTGCTAGTTGATATGCATTCTCAAATACATTATGTACTGTAGATTTTCTTTGACGTTCATATGTAGAAATCATATTTTTTGCTATATCCCAGTTCTTTCCGTTTTGGAAATGATTAAATCTTATAAAATTTTTAGAGTCTAACTCAATTCGTTTGGAAATATCATCATTTGGTTTATTAAACTTTTTAAGAGTTTCCGATATGGTGCCCTTTATCTTATTGCTATTGATTGCATATACATTTTTTGCACTCTGCGCTAGATAATCATCGCCGTACCAAATCTGATAAATGCTAGGAATAACTCTATAGGTTTTTCTGTGCATGAACAAACAAATTCCAAATGCCCATGCTTGCCCACCAATAGGAGAATTCTTGTTATAATTTAATTTAACAATCTCTTCTTCGGTGTCAATGATATCATCAATCTTATAATTGTTTTGACGACCACGCAGATTTACACCAATCAAATCGCCAGGCTCTGGATTGTGTTTCAATACTAAATCAAATACATCATCACTCACAATTATGTCATCATTGATGATTGCAATAATGTCAGATTCGGACCTGTAATAACCCTCATTCCATGATGGATTTACATATAGGTTTTTTCCGTATGACACGTATTGTATTTTTGAATCTGATGCAACTTTAGAAAATGCTTTAGGTCGCATCTTGGCATTGTTGTCTATCAGTATAACTTTACTGACTTTTGGATTTTTGCAATATTTTTGTATTGCATCTAGCGTTGTTTCAGCCATCCACATTGTCGGAATAATAACATCAATCATAAATTATTTTTAACCTTAAAGTCTCCATTGTACATTTTATTGCCAATATGGGAAACTGTATAATTTGGATTTAACCAAATGTCATAACCAAGCTCTTTGATTTTTTTAGTAAGTGTGATATCTTCGCCAATAAAATCACCATTCACATATGTATACTCACAAATATTTTTCAGTTTTTTGTTTCTAAACATCAACTCTGTGTTTGAGTTCCAGAGGTCCTCAATTACTTTTCTTGATAGTTTTAGAAATCCTGTACCACATTTATTGATTTTTATGTAGCCATCAGATGCATCTTTTTCTGAATCTTTGTTTAACCAAACATTAAATCCGATAACCGTGTCGCTTTTATTTACGACAGGCAAAGCTACAACATCTTTATTTGATTGAATGATTTCAATTAGTGCGTGTTCTTTCCAACTTTCATCATCATCAATGAAAACCATTGTGTCGTAGTTTTCTTTATATGCTAGTGCAAAGAGTTCATTTCTTGCCATTGGAAGAATGCTCTCATTGGCAAGAAAGACACACCTAATATCAAGGTCATTTTTAATACCAAGTTTGATAGATTCACAAAGACTATGGACAAAATAAGCATCAACTTTTTGGTCAAGACATGGTGTTGCAATTAAGATTTTTTTCATAATATTTCCTATAAATTATACTACATTATAACACATAGATATAAAAATGTCAAGACTTAGCTTGTAATTATACCATTATTAAAGGACATATAGATGCTTTTTGAAAGTACCTTTTAATCTATCTAAAAAAATAAAAAGAACTTGCCTCCAGCTGTAGATGGTGACGGCACACCCGTAAATATCCATCCGGTGTTATTACTAACATTGGTGCTGTTTACGCCAGCATACCAAGATGCTCCCCCGGCGGCATTAGAATCTTGAATTGATACATAATCAACACTTACAGTTCCGCTTGACTTACTTAAAGTAGCTTGTGTACTTGCGGTACTACTGTTAATTGTAACTAAGTTTCCTGCTGTACCTGAAAGAGTAAAGTCAGTAAATGTTTGTGTTGTTGAGATAGTAAATGTAATTGTGCTAGGTCTTGTGGTTGCTGTTAAATCAGCAAATGAATTGTCCCCTGATATTGTCAATGCGCCTGCGCCGCCTTGATTTAGTGTTGGATAAGTTCCTCCGCCGCCTGCAAATGTTTTTGCTGAGGCATTAGTCATACTTATAGTGAATCCACTCATTATTATACCGGTAGCTGATGCATTAGAAAAAGCGGTAGCACCAGACCCAGTTACTGTGTAGGTGCCAGATCCTGTCATTGACCTAGTTTCAGTACCGGTACTTGCAAATGTAGCACTCTGTAGATTATATACAGAACATGCTAATGTTCCCTTTGTCAGAGTAAGAGCACCACTCAAAGTAAGTGCTTGGGCTAACGTAGTAGTACCGGTTTGATTAACAGTCAATGCTGCTATTGTTTTTGCATTAGTAGTGATAGTACCGGTACCTACCATTGTTGCTGTTAATGCGGTATATGTGCCACTACTTGATAATGTTAGGCTGTTTAAGTTTAGTGCTGTTGTTCCTGGATTGAATGAGGTTGTTCCAAAATCCAATGTATTAAACCAACTTCCAGTGGTTAGTGTTGCAACACTAGCACCAGTTGTAAATGTAAGTCTAGGTGCGTTAGATGTTGTGCCGCCAGCGGTACTGCCAAAAGTAAATATTCGTGTAACACTCATGTCAGCAACAGTAAATCCACCAAGGCCTGTATAAGTAAATCCAGTGGCAGTGTCCATGCCCAACAATGTTAATCCTGCTGTTGTTCGTGTAAGATTGATGTTTCCGGCACTTGCGTTACCAAATGCTATAGAACGAGTATTACTATTGCTTGAACTGAATCCCCCAGTAGTTAATGTTACTGCATCCGCTAATGTTAGTGTGCCAGCGGTTAATGTGTAAGTTGCAGCTGAGGTTAATGCATAAGATACATTAAATGTTGCAGTACCGCTGGTATGTGTAAATAATGGCACTGCACTTAATGTACCGCCGTTATAATTAAATGCACCACTTGTCAATACAAAACTTGTACTAGGTGTTATTGTTCCTTGAGTTAATGTAAATGTTCCAGTAACTGTCCATGTGGTACAAGTGATAGTTCCAATATTTGATAAAGTACCGGCGCTATAAGATGCCGAAGCGGAGCAAGTTAAGTTAAATGTAGCAAAGTTTACATTACCTGCTGTTTGAGTATAAGTAGTGCAACTTAATGCAGCCGCTAATGTAGTTGTTCCTGCATGATTAACAGTGAATGGTGCTATTGTTTTTCCATTTGGAGTAATAGTACCGGTACCAACCATAGTTACTGTTAATGCGGTATATGTGCCACTACTTGATAATGTTAGGCTGTTTAAGTTTAGTGCTGTTGTCCCTAGAGTGAATGATGTTGTTCCAAAATCAAGTTTATTAAAATAACCTCCTGTAGATATTGTTGCAACACTAGCACCATTTGCAAATGTCAGGCTAGGTGCGTTAGATGTTGTAGCGCCAGAAGTACCACAAGTAAATGTTTTTGTGGCGGCTATGTTAGCCACTGTAAATCCACCGGTGCCTGTGTAGGTAAATCCAGTAAGAGATGGCATATTCAGTACTGTAGTTCCTGCTGTTTGCGCTACAGGAGCAGATATATTAATATTAGCAGTACCAAAAATAATTACACGAGTATTATTATTGTTTGAACTGAATATACACGCGGTTAGAGTAAATCCATTTAAATCAAGTGTACCTTGAGTTAACGTTGTAGTACCAGATTGCCCTCCAACGTTCGTAGTAGTAAGTGCACCAGCAAGAGTAGTTGTCCCGGTGTGATTAACAGTGAATCCAGCTAAGCCAGTTGTGCCATTTGGAGTGATAGTACCTGTATCTATACTATTTATGAATACTCCGGTATATGTGCCACTACTTGATAATGTTAGGTTGGTTATATTTATTGTTGTTGATAGAGCAGTAGAGGTTGATCCAAAATTTAAGGTTTTAAACCAACTTCCAGATGTTATTGATATTGTGGATGCACCAGTTGTAAATGTTAAATTTACTGCGGTACTAGTATTACCACCGGCAGTACTTCCATAAGTAAATGTTCTTGTATTACTCATATCGGCCACAGTAAATCCGCCGGTACCTGTATAAGTAAATCCAGTAAGTGTTGCCATAGACAATACTACTGTTCCTGCGGTAGTATGTGACAATACAATATTGCCAGAACCAAACGCAATAGACCGTGTGTTGGTATTGGTTGAACTGAATATACCCGTTGTTAGAGTAAATCCAGCTAAATCTAGCGTACCTTGAGATAACGTTGAAGTGCCAGTAGCTATTACATTAAGTGCAGAACTAAGAGTAGTTGTAACCGAATGCTGCACAAGAAATCCTGCTAATGATTTTCCAGCTGAAGTTATAGTACCTGTACCTCTACAATTTACTGTTAATGCAGTATATGTACTTCCGCTTGATAAAGTAAGTGAATTTATGTTAACAGTAAGCGTTGCCACAGTAACACTACTACCTGTAAAATTTAAATGATTAAACCACCCGCCGGCGCCAAATGTTGGTACACTTGCGCCAGATGTTAATGCAAGATTAACCGAATTTGTAGCAGTTGCACCTGTGCTACCAACATTAAATGTTCTAGTAACAGACATAGCAGAAGTAAATCCGCCAGTTCCAGAACAAGAAAAATTTGTATAATTACTTAGCACCAACACCGTTGTTGCTGCGGTAGTATGTATTAACGCTATATTACCAGTACCAAAAGTAATTGCTCTGACGTTGGTTGCGCTGGTGCTGAATATTCCAGTTGTCCATGTAAAATTATTTAATATTAAAGTACCCGCAGTCAGTGTTGTGGTCCGAGTTGCACCAGTAGTGAATGCCGAGAGTAAATTAAAACTAGAGCCGGCAACAATGAATGCATTCAATGTAACAGCACACTCAAAAGTTGTACCGGAGGTGTTGATATCATATGACCCACCTGTTCCTTGAAGCGAAAGAAGACCGGTATTTGTCCAGGTAACATTTTGACAATCAAAAGTTCCTGCAATATTAACTTGTGTGGCTCCAGCCACAGTCCAAGTGCCGCCTATAACAGTCCACGAATTCAACTTTGCGGTTGCAGTTGCTCCAATGTTTATTGTTCCAGCTGTTTGCCCAACATCACTAATAACAACATCATCACCGACAACAGGAATAGCGGCGCCGGTCGCACCAGTTGGACTCACGTTTGACCAATTGGCAGTACTACTCCAGGTGTTTGTCCCCCCTACCCGCCAATATTTAGTTGCCATACTTAAACGTCTATAACATCACTTGATTCTGTTGGCGGAGAATTGACAAGAGCCTCCCAGTTATCAAATCTTTCTTGTTGTAGAGTTAAAATATTTTCTGGTGTAAGTGCATTATATTCTTCTTGTGTAAACCACAATGCATCTCTGAACGTCATGTTAGTTGTTGAAGTTCTTTCAAAAATTATTTGAACTTTATTGTCAATTGTATTAATAATATTTTCCATGTTTCCTCTTTTATGTAAATCCAAAAGTTTTAGCTAATAATTGCCATTTTGTAGCTGTGGTATTATATATGAACCCAACAAAATCATATTTACTACTACCCGATGACGCTGTGGGTAAAGATAAATCGGTTGAACCTGAAAATATTGCATTCCAGGAGAAAGTTTGAACATTTGTAGATTGTAGTCTTAATATTATTTTTTGACCGTTTACTAGTGTTCCGGTAATAGCATTTATTGTTAGTGTGCCTGCTGATTGAGTATTTGTTTGTGTAGCAATATCAGTCGTATCACCATCAATGGTAATTGATGTACCGTCTGCAATAGAAACTACTCTTGATGTAGACCCAGTGGCACCTTGAACTCCTTGAGCACCAGTAGCACCTTGAACTCCTTGAGCACCTGTACCAGCAGTTCCTTGAGCACCAACAGCACCTTGAGCGCCAATATCACCTTGTGCGCCTGTAGCGCCTTGAGCACCAGTAGCACCTTGAACTCCTTGAGCACCAGTAGCACCTTGAACTCCTTGAGCACCTGTAC